TAATATAGTAAAAGACTTAAAGAAAAGAAGAGCAAAGTTTGAATACGAAACTCTAAAAATAAGGTGGGAAGAGATAATGTATCGTTCCTACACCCCTGATTTCATTTTAAGAAACGGAATAATCATAGAAGCTAAAGGCAGGTTTCTACCTAGAGAAAGAGTTAGGGCAATAGCTATCAAAAAGCAATTCCCTGAGTTAGATATTAGATTTGTTTTTAGCAATAGCAATGCAAAAATATATAAAGGTAGTAAGACAACTCTTGCTGATTGGTGCAATGAGTATGGTTTTATGTTTAGCGACAAAACCATACCTATTAGTTGGGTAAGAGAAAAAGGTAAAAAGAAACATCCTGCAATAATAGATATTAGAGATAAAAGAAAAAATGCAAAAATTTGATAATATAAATCCTGAAGACTTTCTTATACAAGTAAAGCCTATGCTAAATCCTGCTAAAAAATGGACAGGAGAGGTTGATGTTTCTGTTGTATCATCAAAAGAAAATCCTTTGAATGATGAAGATTATTATGGTGTGCTAGAGTTTTGTAGAATAATATGTGCAAGTATTCCCATGATGGAAAAGGATGCAAGTTTAAGAACAAAGGCAGTTGATTATTTAAAGCAACAAGACGAACTAGAAATGCAAAAAGAAAAGCCTAAGATAATTGACAAGCATGATAATGTCATAGTAGTATCATTTGATAGGAAAGATAAATAATGTTAAGGCATATGGAGTACATGAGGATGAAAGAAAAACAAGCTATGGAACAGTCAGATAACAAAGAGTTAGAGGACATGGTTAATCATCCACCACACTACAATAAAGCAGGGATAGAATGTATTGATGCAATCAAAGCTATGACAGATGATGGCTTTGAATATTATTTGCAAGGCAATATAATGAAATACCTTTGGAGATACAGGTATAAGAATGGTGCAGAAGATTTGAAGAAAGCACAATGGTATCTCACAGTACTAATAGATGTAGTAGAAAATGATAAAAGTAAAAATGATGTTGACATTGGATGTTGACGAAGAAGAATATCCTGTTCCCTCTGACGGAGATGTAAGAGAAGACTTTGAGGAATATGTTATGGAGTTGTTTTACGATATAAATGGAGTTAAAGTAAAACAAGTTAAAGTATTAATGGAGACCTGAATGAGAAACTATTTACCAACAGACTATCAAAATTTTATTGCATTATCTCGTTATGCAAGATGGAAAGAAGATGAACAAAGAAGAGAAACATGGGTAGAAACTGTGGATAGATACTTTGACTATATGGATGACCATCTACAAAAGAATCATAATTATACTATTACAAAAGCACTTAAAGAAAAGTTATCTACTACTATCATGTCTTTAGGTATCATGCCAAGTATGAGAGCATTGATGACATCAGGAGTGGCATTAGACAGATGCCATGTTGCAGGATATAACTGTAGTTACATACCTGTTGATAGTCCTCGTAGCTTTGATGAATGTATGTATATACTTATGTGTGGCACAGGTGTAGGTTTCTCTGTTGAAAGAGAGAATGTAGATAAGCTGCCTGTGGTAAATGAACACTTTGAAAATAGCACTACAACAATCAGAGTAGATGATAGCAGACAAGGTTGGGCAAAAGCCTTGAGAGAACTCATTGCTATGTTATATGTTGGACAAATACCCACATGGGATGTCTCACAGGTCAGACCTGCAGGTGCAAGACTAAAAACATTTGGTGGCAGGGCATCAGGACCTGCTCCTCTTGAAGAGTTGTTTCAGTTCTGCATAGAAAAGTTTACAGGTGCAAAGGGCAGACGTTTGTTTCCTATTGAATGCCATGATATCATGTGCAAGATAGGTGAAGTTGTTGTTGTTGGTGGTGTCAGACGTTCTGCCCTTATCTCTTTGTCTAACTTAGGTGATGACCAAATGCGTCATGCTAAATCAGGACAATGGTGGGAGAATGAAGGACAAAGAGCACTAGCCAATAACTCTGTAGCATTCAAAGGTAAGCCTGAGATGGGTACATTTATGAGAGAGTGGACATCATTATACGAATCTAAATCAGGAGAACGTGGCATATTTAACAGACAGGCTGCCAAAGTAAAAGCACTTGAGAATGGCAGAAGGAATGCTGACCATTACTTTGGTTGTAATCCATGTAGTGAGATTATACTTAGACCATATCAGTTCTGTAATTTAACTGAAGTTGTTTGCAGAGAAACAGATGATATAGAGACACTAAAAAATAAAGTTAGATTAGCCACTATTCTTGGTACATTTCAATCTACACTCACTAGATTCAAATATCTACGAAAAGTATGGAAAGATAACACAGAGGAAGAAAGATTATTAGGTGTATCACTAACAGGCATACTAGACTGTCCTGTAGTAGCACCTGACAATAGTAACTTAAAATCTAATTTAGAAATGTTAAGAGCAGTAGCAGTAGAGACCAACAAAAAGATTGCTAAAGATTTAGATATACCACAGTCAACTGCCATAACCTGTATTAAGCCATCAGGAACAGTGTCACAGTTAGTTGACAGTGCAAGTGGCATTCATGCAAGGCATAGCGATTATTACATTAGAACTGTGCGTGGCGATAACAAAGACCCTCTCACACAGTTTATGAAAGATGTAGGTATTCCTGCAGAGCCTGACGTTATGAAACCTGATAGCACAACTGTGTTCAGCTTCCCTATGAAATCACCATCAGGTGCTGTCACTAGAACTGAAATGACTGCCATAGAACAGCTAGACTATTGGTTATTATTTCAAAGACATTGGTGTGAGCATAAACCATCTGTGACTATATCTGTCAAAGAGCATGAGTGGATGCGAGTTGGTGCATGGGTATATGATAACTTTGACGAGGTGTCAGGCATATCTTTTCTACCTTTTAGTGAGCATACATACAAACAAGCTCCCTATCAGGATATAAATGAAAAGGAGTACAAATCATTTATGGAGAAGATGCCTAACCATATTAATTGGTCTCTTTTAAAAGAGTATGAAAAAGAAGATACTACAATAGGCAGTAAAGAGTTAGCTTGTACTGCAGGTGTCTGTGAGATGGTTGATATAGAAGCTAGTTAATGTTTGAGGGAACAGAGATAGTATGGTGGCAGTGGTGGTTGCTTATTGCCATTACAATAAATACAACTATAAATTTAATTGTTTTCTTTAAAGGTAGAAAACTACATAGGGGGAAGAAATAATGCAACATTTAGAGCCTACTGCAGAAGATAGGAAGAAGTTTGACATTGACCTAAAGTATGGGCAAGTTAGAGAAAAGTATGTAGCAGATATGTTGCAAGACAAAAAGATTGAGGTCAAAAGTGAAAGAGATATGTGGCAGAGAACAGGTAACATAGCTATTGAGTATGAGAGTTATGGTAAACCTAGTGGCATAAATGCAACAGAAGCTGACTTTTGGTTTCATAACCTGTGTGTGGGTGACGATGTTTTTTGCACATTGGTATTTAATGTTGATAATCTTAAAAAACTTATTGACAAACTAGACTACAAAAGGTCGGTGTCAGGGGGAGACAACAATGCATCTAAGATGTATTTGTTAAATATACAGAAACTGTTTTCTTCTGACGTAATTAAAACATTTAAAGGAGAATAAAGTGAGAGAAATGTTATTATCAGCTTTGAAGTCATATTACGTAGGGCATATAAATAAACATATTGCTAACGTAGAAATATATTTAAGCAGGTCTACAGGTATTGGAGAGCATTCAGATATAATAGAGGCAATGGATAAAGAGATAGGGGAGATTGGTAAGTATGATGACAGACTATCAATGATAATGAAATATCTTGAAAGGAAGCAGCTTGATGACAAAAAAGAAGAGAAATCCAAATCTAAATAAGTATGATGCACCTCTAAGAATACAGTTTGAAAGAGGTGTAAATGCTTTCAGGGGGAAACAGTACATACAAAACTTAGGTAAGAAAGGAACTAAGATAATATCTACAGTAAGTCCTTACAATCAAAATACTATGCAACACAGAGAGTGGCAAAGAGGATACAACTTTGCATATTATAAGAACTTGGAGAAGTTAAAACGTGAGGAAACTAGAGGAAGAAGCAAAGAAGTTCATGCAGTCTAAAAATAAAAGCATGATAACTGCTGACGAATATCAGAACAAAGCAAAGGCAACTGCAATCTATCCTAAGAAAGATGCGTTGCCTTACCTTGTTTTGGGTCTCACTAGTGAGGCAGGAGAGGTAGCAGGGAAAGCAAAGAAATTAATTCGTGATGGTACACAATCAGATTTAGCATCAGAGATTGGCGATGTGCTATGGTATTGTGCCATGTTAGCTACAGAACTAAATGTTAGTCTTGGTAAACTGATGGAGAACAATCTCGATAAGTTATACAACAGAAAGAAGAGAGGAACATTACAGGGTTCAGGCGATAGTCGTTAGATTAATTACCTCTAAATATTTGTTTATATCCTTTTGTTCCCTGTTCAGGGTCTCCTTTAGCTATTATATTTAGCCTTTTTAAATCTTTAAAGTCTGATAGAACAGGCTCTCTGTTATATCTCGTTAAAAAATCTGCTAGTGCTGTTCTTCTTAAATCTTTACCTATCCTTCTAAATTGTAAAAGCTGTCTAGCATATTCATCAGACTGCATCTTACCCAATCCCTTTTTAGATATATTGGCTTTTTCTTTTCTCATCTGTTCATTTATGAAAGTTTTTACAAAAGCATTTATATAGGATTGCTCAGTCGGATATTTGTTTTTAACTGCATCTCCTGCGTTTCTATACTTTTTTATTAATGTGTCTTCATAGTTTTGTGCTGCTTTTATTACTTCAGGCAGTATCATTTTTAGTAATTTATTCTCTGCTCTTTGTACACTAGGAACTGCTGACTTGCTACCAAACTTATAATCTTTATATCCTAATCTAGCTAAATACTCACCCTCTTCACTATCTCTTGTTGATAGGTTTAATCCTAATAAAACACGTGATATTGGACTAACTCTTTTTTTATCATCAGAAAACATAAATTCACGTTTGGGTGC